TACTAGGTTAATGAAGGCTATTGTGTCAAAAATATTAGGAGAGCAAATTCAAATTGAACATATGGAGCATTCTGATGATTACTGCTTGGTTGTTAGATGTGATGACAAATCTACACTTAAAAAAATAAGGATTATACATAAAGTTTTAATGAGGTGTATGGGTATGTCAGATAGTATTAAAAAAACAAATTGTCAAAGACTTCTTATGGAATTTATTTCTTTAATTGGTGTGAATGCTAATATGAATTATCCGCATATAAAGAAAACAAAAGAAGTTGGTCTAAATTTAGGTTGTACGGGATATAGAGATGACATTGATATGGCTATGTCTAGAGTAACTGAAGCTGTTAGAGTTGGTGTTTCTCAAGATGCTTGTTATTTTATGCAAAAAATTCACTTATATAATGTTTGTTATGCATATTCTGTTTTACCAAATATGAGGAATTTCTTATATAACAATATTTCAGACAGCTTAGAAAATCCAGTTGAGTTGTTTGGAATTCCAGATACATTACCCATAATTGGTCTTATTGTGCAGGGAAATACAAATAATTATAGAATATATAATTATACACATTCAGATGAAATTAAGGAAAGAATTAGACAATTACTTAGAATATCATTAAAAACCCAAGAAGAATCTCCAACATATAGTACAGATAATAATGGTGAAGGACTCAGGTTATATCATCCAATTTATACATTTGATCAAGAAAATAATCTTATTAAAAAGTTACGGAAATTGTCTGGCTGGTCAAGAGAAGAATCAGATTTGTTTTTCAATGATCATAAGCCATATTTGTTTATTAAACCTCAGTCAAGACAAAATTTATTATCATGGTTAAAATCAATGTACTTTAAATCTAACTTCGCGCTTGCTTATTCTAGGAATTCAAGATCTCAAATAACATTAAGATTATCAACTTTTACTTCAACTAGTTGTTTAATCCCTCCAGGTGACTTTACGAATAATAATGCAATTACAATAAAAGGAATATTTAATCTTATAAAAACATTAGATGATGTTACTAAAGATACAGACGAATTACTACTATTAAAAACAATGTCTAACAATGACAGCTCCTGTATGACGGTTTATAAGTGGTTGGATGATGTTGTACCTGTATTTAATGGTTATCAAAAATCAAATACAATTGCAGGATTGACA